TGAAATATTATGATCAGGAAAGAATAATTCTCCACCATCAAAATTATCATTCAAATATATAAACGTTGCCCACTTGCTTCTTTCAAATTCATTGTACTTACCATCTGTACTATTATCTGAATGAGGATTTGTAAAACCTCCTGTAGCCCATATTTGTGCATGTGGGAAACCAATTGGCTTTAGACCACTACCACGAGCAAGTTCTGCAGCTTCTTTCATTCTAGAACTCAAAGACTCAACAAGATCTTTAGGTAATCCAAAATCAACCATATCATCGCCTACTGGCAAGTTGGCTGCAGATGATCCATAGAATCCAATTCTATTCCATTCAAGTTTGCCATTCTTTTCTGAGTGATCCCAATATTTAATGATAGCATCACATTCTTCTTTACTCAAGAAGTTTTCAAAAACAACGATATCATCTTTGTAATTTATTCTGTTCATATATACTATTCCTCTTTACCCCAAAAACCACTAATTTTGTATCTTGTACCAGATGTAATAATTTTTACTCCATGTAGATTGTTGCCACCATGAAAAATGGCAAGCATTCCGGGAGTTGGTTTTATTTCAAGAGGTCTATCATGAAATTGTAGTTCTCCACCTTCAAAATCATTGTTTAGATATAAACCTGTAGCCCATTGGACTGATGAATCTTTACCACTGTTATCATAGTGAAAAGAAGCATAGGCTCCTTTCATCCATTTTTGTGGGAACGCACCAATTTTTCTTATTTTATAACTACTAACTAATTCTGTTGCTTCAATAATTTTTTTCTCTAAATTAGCAAAATAATCTATCGGTAAACCAAATTTAGTTATTTCAATATCATTGTATATCATTGTAGAACCGAATGCATTGTTAAATGAATTGTTTCCCCAAGGCCATTGCATTCTTCCTTTGATAGTAGAATCTTCCCAATATTTAAGAATAGAATTGCATTCGTCTTCACTTATAAAATTATTGAATACAACGATATCATCTTTATAATTTATTCTATTCATATTACAATACGTATTTGCTACCGTTTATATGAGCTATTTCTAAATGGTTTATGTTTACATGGCTTGGTAGTGATCCCACCCATCGTATAGCTTCAGCCATATCTTCTGCAGTTAATGCGTGATCTTTCTTTTCTGTTTGAGTATCAATAGTTCCTGGACAAATTTCTGTTACTGTAATCCCATATTGTGGAAACTCTAACCTCATGGTATCAACTAGACCCATTTGGCCTCGTTTTGCATTGGAATAATTGCCTGATCCTCTAAATGGAACTTGTCCACACAACGAAGAAATAAATATAATTGTCGGTGAATCAGATTTCATCATTGAAGGGATAAGTAATTGAGAAATGTACATTGGGCCACCTACATTTATATCGTAGGCCCTTCTAAAATTTTCCATAGTTTCATATATTAGATACGTTGGACCAGCACCACCACCAGCATTGTGAACCAATAGATCTATTGTATCTTCTTCATATTTTTTACAAAACGATTCAATTGATTCTTCATCTGTTACATCTAGTTTATTTACTTCAACGTTCTCAGATTCTAAATCTTTCATGGCATCTAAATCTCTGGACGCTGCAATGACTCTATACCCGCTATTTTCCAGAAGCTTGACCGTTGCCCTACCTACACCTCTGCTTGCTCCAGTAACTATTGCTGTTTTCATTGTGGTTCTTCTCCTTCTGCAAACCCTTGCAACTTCATATCATTATGTATCCAATGCCCTGTAATCATATACTTAAATCCAGTTTTGACAAGGTGGGCGGTATGAAAATACGGAGCAGAAGATGGAAAAATAATTAAACTATTTGCTTTCGGTTTAATTCCTACATCAAATTGTTTTAATTCTAAAGCTTCATCATAATCTATTTCAATCCAAGGTTTTTTCATAACGTCGTTTTTATAGTCTACCATTTTAAAAGAAATTTCTCCGCCTTCATATTCATCATTCAAATATAAAACAAAAGAATATCTCAGCGATGTGTCGCCTTGTAGTTGATCAAAATGAGAACCCATGCATGTTCCGGTGTAATATTTTTTAATATCAAACGATGGGAAGAATCTTGGTTCGTCATAGTCTCCTATAGATTCTGCATAGTCTTTAGCAACATTATAAAAAGTATTTTTAATTGCATGAAAGATATATGACATGTATCCCAATGACAAAGGATCTTCTAGTTCTTCAATTCTAAGTATATCAAATGACCTAGTCTCTCCATAAATATGATTTTTGTCACTAGAAGAATGCCATGTCTCCCAACCAGTATCTACTTTTTTTAAAATTTTATTAAAAGTATCAAAATCTGGTATTACGTTCTCGTAATAATTAATTTTGTTGTACAATACAGTTTTATCCATTACATCATTCCATTGTTATTAGGTTCTATACCTTCATGTAAACAATGGCCTGGAACCATATACTTAAAACTTTTAAAAACGGTGTGGGCAGTGTGATAGTATGGAGCAGAAGATGGGAAGATGACCATGCTATTTGCCTTTGGTTTAATCCCTACATCAAAATGTTTATCTATCCTTGCATAAAGATATTGTGGGTGAACAATTACTCTTTCTTTAGCTTCATCATAATCTACAATCTTAAAAGAAATTTCTCCACCTTTATAATCATCATTTAGATACATGACCATAGAGTACTTTAAACTTTTATCACCATATTGTTGATCAAAATGAGCACCCATATATGAATCAGGATGGTATCTCTTTATATGAAGAAATGGGTGCATCTTTAGTTCGTCATAATCACCTAAGGATTCCGCGTAATCTTTACTGGCCTTGTAAAATGCATCTATCAGTGTATTATAAAGATATGACAAATTTTCATTATCACTGTCTAGGAATAACATTTGCTCTTCTCCATAAAAAGTAATTGGTTCAGCGCATGAGTTCCATGCTTCCCAACCATCTGCTTTTTCTAATGCTTCTTTGAATTTATCAAAATCTGGTATTACATTTTCGTAATAATAAATTTTTTCGTGTAATATTTGCTTATCCATATAGTCCTATTTAGTATTGTAGTTTTCTATTACTGTCCAAAAAAATGGACAAGTAAATCTAAGTCCAGAAGTTACTGTTGTTACTCCATGAACATAATTCATGTCACCTGGGAAAAAGTATGCAGATCCTGCTTTTGGTTTAATTTTTACATTTTGGGCTGGGAAGTATAATTCTCCACCCTCGTAATCATCATTGAAATAAAAGATTGATGCTATGTCATAGTATGGGAAAGCGTTTGGCTTACCAGCATCTGGTCCTTCATGTAATTCTTTATCAGCATGTGGAGTTTGATGAGTACCCACTGGCCATTTAACAACTGCAGGGCCCGTTGCTCTAACATTTACATTAAAGAACTTATCTACTTTAACTTTAAGTCTTTGTTGCATGTCTTGAATCAAAGGCAAAATTGTTGGATCTACTTTTTGTAAAGAAGCGTGCGTTGCAACTCTATCTGCCCAATAATCTGCATCATAAATTACCGTTCCATTTTCATTCTTTTTGCTTTCGGTAACATCCCAGACTGTGTTGTTGACGGCAAAGTTTCTAAGTTTTTCTTGTTCTTCTGGCGTAAGAAAGTCTGATACTTCTACAATGTTATCTGATGAATCGCCAAAGTATCCAGATGGTATAAGTGATACAAACTCACTTTGATTTTCATTTTTATTTACAATATTTTCTTCCATGTTACTCACCTTTAATAACTTTCAGTCTTATTAGTTTAACTTCGTGTTCACCAACTTTTTTACCTTCATGGTTTACAGCATTTCTATAAAAGTCTGAGAACTTACCAGATTTATTAATGTGACCTATTACTTCATGGTAACCTATATAATCTTGATGATATGAGATTGGCACTTCATTATAATTTTTGATATGCAATTCTGTATTCTGTAGATTAGTTAAAGATATTGGGATGACTGCCATGACTGGAGTCCCTGCTTTAATAGTTATTTCTTTATTAGCTTCTGTAATTCTCCAAGCGCATGGTAAACTACTATTGTAAAAAGAAGTACTAATTAATGTTGTAAATGGAGATACGCCAGCTATGTGTTGATTAGGTACTGGCATAGCCAAAAGACTATAATCCTGTGGTGTTTTAAAAATGATCCCAGTGTTAAAACTTATTGTTGCATTGCCTCTGTTTGGATTGACATACTTTTCTCCAGTTAAAATCTTAACATGGTCTGGTGTTGTATCAACTATGCCATCCCAAATAAAAGTAATATCTTCAGGGAAAGAGATACCCCAACCTAAACCATTAGCAAGGCTTATTGGGAAACATCTATAAGCATGTAAGTCAGCTGTTTCATCCATCCATTCTCTTTTTACATTTAATGGATCTACACTGGCAAACCCTTTGGTCATTTCATAGGCAACGAAATCATCTATCATTATTCGGGCCACCTATCAGTTTTGTCTTTGTCTTTAGTGTAGTAAGATACGATTGTATACTTAATACCATTATTAACAGTACCAAAGCTATGTGAATAATCATGAGTGCCTGGGTAGGCAACCATTGTTCCTGGTTCTGGTTTTATTTCAATATCTTTTTTAGGGAAATATATTTCTCCACCGTCAAAATCATTGTTTAAAAAACAAAGAGATGAATAGATACGATGTGGGAATGGGTACTCTTCCCCTGGTGTAACGTATTCACTATCTGGATCATATTCACCATCTGCATGGACAATTTGGTAATCGCCTTCAAACCACCTAACGATAAACAATGAATCACCGTATATTGGTTCTGTAAAACCTTGGGTCTCAATAATATGTTTAATAATACGTTTACGTAAATTTACGAGTAATTCTATAACTATTTTTTCTTTAGGGTTATCAATGTCTAAATGATTCACATCAATAATACGATTATCCCAGAAACTATCATCAGGTCTTTTATTTTCGTCGTCAGGTATTGTGTGCCAGCCAAGTGGGGCTTCATTCTCAATATAATTAAGAACTGTACTTATCTCTTCTGTACTTAGAAAGTTTGGTTTTACTGATATCATTGTTATTGTGCTTTACTAGGCATGGCATGACCAAACATACCTATAAACTTACGATCCTTTGAATCAAATCCACCAGTTACTGCATGAGCACACTTATACAGATCAGAGACAACAAGGTCACCCTGTTGCCATTCGTGAACGATTCTATTCTTTTCATCTTTTGTAACAAAGCTAAGGATATCATTCATTATTGTAGTGAACTTTGTTTGCTCCATTTTTGTTGATGGTCTCCCATCATAATTATTAAGTTTATACTTACCCCAGAATGGCATACGCAATACAGGCTCATTAGTTATCCAATGATAATTGACCAATGCGTAATCGTTGATAGCAGGATCAGACCCACCAGCATCTGCAATGCACTTCTTTAAAAACTCTTTGGTGTCATCGGGAAGCGTCTTATAGAATTTGCACATATCATAAAAATACGTCTTACCATTTTTTTTATCAATATTAAAGATCTCATTATTCCAATTACCATATATAATACTATTAGTATAATTAAAATGTTCTTGGTGCCACGGTACTCGTATGTCATCACCAGTATCATCGCCAGCACCTTTATTCAAGCGTGCATGATCTTCTATATATTCATCGCGGCCACCCTCTGTCTTGTTAGGGAAACCATTAAATATTTTTCCAAGGGTACGATGAAGTTCGTATTGTTCGTCTATGTCAAGGTTGGCGTTCCTAAAGACAAATACTATGTCTTTTAATAGCATATCTAAATATAAATCGGGGTTATCTTCAATGTGTTGTAAGCCCGGCCATTCAATAATTTTTGGTGACTTGGATTCCATACTTACTTAGTCAACAATTCATAACTTTTACATATATGACAAAAGCCATAATTCGGGAGGGGCGGCGCGGCTTGCATATATCTATCCCGAATTTTTATAATTCTTTAATGAGATCGTAATATAGCTTATTCGTCTTCATCATCGGGAACGCAGTTGGGTACTTCACGACCATTCTTCTTCTTCATGCCACACTGGTGATAACCCTTCCAGCATTTGCCATAGTGTTCTGTTGCGTATCTAGTATTCCAGTTCATTGATATTTCACCTCACCTACAGCATTTCCCTTATGTTGTGAATTCTTAGTACTACCATCAGCAAATGTTACTCTTCCATGTTGAAATGGTATAGCACCTACGAATGGTGTAGTACTAATATGATTTTTGGGAATATAGTAAGTACCAAATGCTGCTTCGGGACTTGTAGAGTCACGGCTAATTATATGTTCTTCTGGCATACCTTTTATTAATCCATGTGCTTTATATCTAAAACTACCATCTGATTGTTTTTCAGCAGCAGGTTGATTGTGTTTTATAAAATGTCCTATCCCACTATGACGTGGGTCAATAAATACTGTATTCTCCCAATTTTCAGTATAGCGTCCTTGTGTGTCTAGATTTTTATAGCTATCGGGACGAGTAGTCTTATAAGTCTCTTGTGCTTTAGGTGATAAGGTTTTAGTATAACTA